CCCACTGCTTATCTTGCCCTTGGTGGCTGGCTTACTGGCACAACGTTTGTTACAAGCTGGTACACCCACGGGTTGGCGTCTAGTTATCTTGAAGGCGCTAATTTTCTTACGGCAGCTGTGTCAACGCCTGCAGATTCTATGGGTCATTCTCTTCTTCTACTGTGGGGTCCTGAGTCTCAAGGGGATTTCGTCAGGTGGTGCCAACTTGGGGGACTCTGGACTTTTGTGGCGCTCCACGGAGCCTTCGCTCTTATAGGTTTCATGCTTCGTCAGTTCGAGATTGCCCGTCTAGTTGGTATCCGTCCTTATAATGCAATCGCATTCTCTGGTCCTATCGCTGTGTTTGTCAGCGTGTTTCTGATGTATCCACTGGGTCAATCCAGTTGGTTCTTTGCACCTTCATTTGGGGTGGCAGCAATCTTCAGGTTCCTTCTGTTCCTTCAGGGTTTCCATAACTGGACCCTCAACCCCTTCCATATGATGGGAGTTGCTGGTATACTGGGTGGAGCACTGCTCTGTGCTATTCATGGAGCAACAGTCGAAAACACCCTCTTTGAAGATGGAGACAAAGCAAACACCTTCAAGGCGTTTGAACCAACCCAAGAGGAAGAAACTTATTCTATGGTTACTGCCAATCGATTTTGGTCTCAGATTTTTGGTATTGCTTTCAGTAACAAGCGTTGGCTTCATTTCTTTATGTTGTTTGTGCCTGTTATGGGTCTCTGGACTAGTTCTATTGGGATCATTGGTCTTGCCCTTAATCTTCGTGCTTATGACTTTGTAAGTCAGGAGATTCGTGCTGCTGAAGATCCGGAATTTGAGACATTCTATACGAAGAACATACTTCTTAATGAAGGACTTCGTGCTTGGATGGCACCAGTAGATCAGCCCCATGAACAATTTGTATTCCCAGAGGAAGTTCTACCGCGAGGAAATGCCCTCTAAAAAATAAATAAAGGAGTTCTTGGAACTCCTTTTTTTATGTTCCTAATACTATTTTCTTTCATAGCATTTGGATTCTTTATGTTTATATTGTCCATCACACAAGATCTCTAATACATACAACAGTTACTTCTTACTAATGAAAGACTTATCACTTTCCGAAGAACAAATTAAACTTCTTGCAGATGCATTATGGATGAGACAAAGATGTTTTGTCGCAGGAGACCGAAGATTTAAAGAATATGGAAAAATGTTAGAAGAACTTTTAGAAGGAATGGATTATACACCACAAAGATTTTGATATGATATCCTCCACAACCCCAGACAAACTCGCAGAGATTATCAGAGATACTTGGCCAGGTCTTTACAGACCGCCACTAAAGACCTATAATAATCAAAAGACCTCAGATAATGAAAAAGTACAACAGTGAAGATTACTTTTCAGTGATTGATAAAAGAACTGGAAGAAAGATTGTAGATTGTGCTGAAGAAGCAGATGCTCTTATGATGGTTTCTTTTGACTCACAAAATAGAACCATTACAAGAAATAAATTTATGATGGGGCAGGTAGTAGATATTGAGATGCCAAAAGCACTTCCCACAAATGAAATAGCAATCAATACCGAACTCTATAAACAACATCAGGAAGAATGGATGGTTGAAAAAATTAATCGATTACCACAAATTAAACTTCCTGAAGGACAAGGAATTCCAGTTAACGCTAAATAACTTTCAGTTTTATAAAAAATTATGAAGTTCACAGTTTATTCGAAAGATGGTTGTCCTTATTGCGTTAAGGTTCAACAAGTGCTTGAGTTAGCTCAACTACAACATGTTATTTACAAATTGAATACTGATTTTAGTCGTGAAGAATTTTATGCAGAATTTGGGCAAGGATCTACTTTTCCCCAAGTTCTTGTAAACGACCAATATATTGGTGGGTGTACTGACACCGTTCAATATCTAAAGGAGCAAAATCTAGTTTAATGGATAATAATTTTCACGAAGTTTGTGGTGATGTGGAGCAAGCAATTGATTATGCTTTCAAAGGAAAATTTGTTTTAAAATTTTATGATTATCTAAAAATTCGTGGCACAAAACGCCATGAAGTTGAAGAGTTTATTGAAAGTAACACTGCAAATGAAATAAGCAATTTGGTAATGGACTTGGACGACTATCTTCAGGGTGGTGCTGATGAAATTCATAAACAACTACGTGAAGGTTATGGACATATTCCAAAACCAGAAGCAAGAAAAATTAGAAACTATTTGTATGGCATTCTAGAAGATGCTTGGAAATATAGTCATGATAAACGACCAGGAAGAAGAAAAAAGCAAACTAAATAAGTCAGAACCCCAGATTAATCGGGGTGTTGAGTTATTACTTAGGAATAAGAGGAGGAGATCACCAGAACCAAAAACTTTTCAAGTGAAGTTTGGTAAAATGATCTCTCTCTTCCAAAGAGAGTTTCATTTCTTTATAGAATTTCATTTTGATGTTAGGAAAAAATAAACTCTCTGGAGAAAAGAAAAATGGAAACAGCATATGTCATAACATTCTCAGTAATGTTCACGTTGCTTTTTTTTATGACAGGAGGTATAATAGGTTGGTTGACCTATAGACATTTGTTAGAATCAAGACCTCCATATTTGCATCCAGAGTTCTTCGATGAAAATGGGCAGGTGATACCTGACGAAATAGTATCTGTACGATTTGAAAATAACGATTATGACTACGACTACGACGAAGACGAAGAAGAAGACTGAAGCACCTCTTGAGGAACTTCCAACTAATCCATTTGCGTTTGAAATTTTAAATCTTACCTCAAAGCAAAGATCGAATTCAAAGAAAGTAGAAGTTCTTCAAAAATATGATGATCCATCTCTCAAAACAATATTGATTTGGAACTTTGACGAATCAATCATCTCAATGCTACCTGAAGGTATTGTTCCATATGCTAGTGCTGGAGAACAAACTTCATATAGTGGAACCCTGAGTGGAAAAATTGACGATGCGGTTTCTAAAATGGAAGAACTTGGATCCAACTCACTTGGATCTCAAGACCAAGGACGTTCTTCCATCCGAAAAGAATACCACATGTTTTACAATTTTGTAAAAGGTGGTAATGATACTTTGAGCTCTCTTCGTAGAGAGACGATGTTTATCAATATTCTTCAGGGACTTCATCCTCTGGAAGCAGAAATCCTTTGTCTTGTAAAGGATAAAAAGCTGCAAACTAAATACAAAATCACCTTGGAGAATGTTAAGGAGGCATATCCCGATATTCAGTGGGGTAATCGTTCGTGACAGTTGCAGTAAGTACGGAGAAAAATATGGCAGAGTATGGAAAAGAAGAAAGAAGCATTCTGCCAAGCAATTATGGATGCGATATCCTACTTCAAAACACTACACTTGATAAAGCAAAAGATCCTTCTTTTCCTAATGATGCCTATTTAATTTGGTATAATGTTGAAGGTAAGGATAACCTTGATCTTGTGAGAGGAACGCGAGTTCGTATCTTTGACATGTATTACGATAAGTATGGTCCTGGTACAGTTCAAAAAATTGATTTTGGATATGGACGAATTAGCCCTAAACTGTGGGGATATAAACAACCAGAAAAGAAAAAGAGAAAATGAGTGATGGATTTAAGGGATTTGCCAATCCTGCTGATGATAAAAAGTTTCGCCTCTACATCAAGAATAATGAGGTGGATAAACTTATTAAAGAATATAAGAAATTAAAAAAATATCAAAAGTCTTCTATTTTTGAAATAGAGAAACTATCAGGACAAGAAACAAAAATAGATAAACTAATTAATCAATATGGAATAGACTCTGAAGCAATTGAATGATGGGGAAGCATTACTTACTTAACCTGTATGGTTGCTCGTTTGTCCTCTTGGACGACGAGCGTTGTCTTATAGACTTATTAGAAAACGCAGCATCTGCTAGTGGCGCTACTGTGGTTCAAACGATTTCAAAAAAGTTTGAACCACAGGGAGTGACAGTAATTTGCTTGTTGTCTGAAAGTCATATTAGTATTCATACTTGGCCTGAGGAAGGTAAGGCTGCAGTTGATGTTTATACTTGTGGAGATTGTAATCCTAAAATCGGATGTGATATTATTATCCAACAACTTTATGCTCAAAACCACACACTAAGTTATATTGAGCGTTAACTAAATACACTATATCTGGAGAAGTATATGCTCTCTACTCAATACCGTCTTCGCCTTGAAGCAATCTGCGAG